ACCTGCTCATAAAGCTCCTGAAGCGTTATGACGCCTGGCACCCGTGGGTATATGACCGCTGCCGGGAGGTCGAAGCCTCCCCCGATGGCTACATCGATATCTGGTCGAGAGAGCACTACAAGTCGACCGTCATTACCTTCGCCGGCTGCATCCAAGAACTCCTGCGCAACCGGGAGATCACCATTGGGATCTTCTCCCACACCAAACCGATCGCTAAAGGCTTCCTCGCCCAGTTGCAGCGCGAGCTCGCATCGAACCTGAACTTGATCCATTCCTTCCCCGAAGTGCTCTACGAGAACCCGGAGAAGGACGCCCCCTCCTGGTCTCTCGACGGGGGGCTCATCGTTCGCCGTGAAGGCAACCCCAAGGAAGCCACCCTTGAGGCTCACGGCCTCGTCGACGGCCAACCCACCTCCAAACACTTTCACTTAATGGTGTATGACGATGTCGTTACCAAAGAAAGCGTCTCGACCCCGGAGCAGATCGCCAAGACCACCGAAGCGTGGGAGCTCTCCGATAATCTGGGAAGCATGGGTGGAAGGAAGTGGATCATCGGCACCCGCTACCACTACGCCGACACGTATGCGGAGATCATTAAGCGCGGCGCTGCGACACCTCGTATCTACCCCGCAACCCATGACGGAACCATCACTGGGAGGCCTGTTCTGTTTACGGAGGATGAGTGGGCCCGCCGAGTACGTGACCAAGGCGAAGCAACCGTTTCCTGCCAACTATTGGCTAACCCTTTGGCTGGCCACCAGCGGATGTTCAACGTCCAGGACCTCCAAACCTACGAGGTCCGACCCCTCTACCTGATGGTCTACGTGCTGGTCGATCCCGCCCACAGCATGAAGAAGGAAAGCGACAATACCGCCATCGTCGTCCTAGGCTTGGACCACGCCGGCAACAAGTACTTGCTCGATGGGATCGATCACAAGGCCGAGCTCCGCGACCGCTGGCGGTGGATGCGGGACCTATACCTCAAGTGGCGGCAGGAACCGGGCGTCTTGGGCATCCACGTGGGCTATGAGCGGTTCGGAGCCATATCCGACCTCGCCTACTTCAAGGAGCAGATGAAGCTCCCAGGCCAGCCTACGTTTGATATCGTGGAACTCGAGTGGCCACGCTCCGGTGAGCGCTCCAAGGTCGACCGTGTCCAGCGCCTCACCCCTGATATCCGCGGCCATAAGTTCTACCTTCCCTACCCGACCAACCCCGACAAGCTGACCCGGCTGCAGCGCGACATGGAGGGCCAGGGCTATGGCTATCGCATTGCACGGCCGATCCTGCGGTTGGATGAGAACAAGCACCGGTACGATCTCACCGAGCACCTGAGGCTGCAGGTGAGTTACTTCCCGTACGGGGGCAAGGTTGACGTGATCGATGCGGTCTCGCGAATATACGATATTGACCCGGTAGCGCCAGAGGTCGTCGACGAGCAGAGCTTAGAACCTGAAATTATATGAGGTGACCCATGGCACTCAATCCCAAACTCGGCTTTCCGGTCTCCACCCGCACGTTCTCGTTGCTCGAGATGACGGCCCGTGCGTGGGGTTCTGAGTGGCGGGCACCGGATCACCGCGTCTACGAGTGGAGTAACGGCCGCGGCTATGACTCCACCGATCTCGGATTCACCGGTATCTACGGCCCGGTGCAGGAGATCCACTCCAAGCTCAAGTACACCGGTATTCCGTGACCCGCGTCATCGAAGTACTCGAGCGCGGGCAGCCTGAGGAAGCCTCTAACCTCGCCTTGGCCAAAGAGGTTGGTGATGCCCTGCAGAAGGCCTACCCCGACCATCCATGGATCGTGGGCTTCCAAGGCCCCTCCATCGTCATCCGGCACATGGCTATTGCGGACTGCGTGATGCAGGCCGTCGGCAAGGAAGGCTTTGCTGCCGCCCTTCCTCACTCACGTCTCAGAACCCCTACTGAGATCATGGATAGTGCCGTGAGGATGGGCGGGCAGCTCCTGGAGGCCTTTGGCCTTCCCCGGGGCCGCTGGGATGGACGTGATCCCATCTGCCCGGGGTGGGATGAGTCAACGCCCTACAAGCGCAAGGGATTCCAATAAGTGGCCAATAACTCGACCGCCTGGCGCCCGCAGCCCCCCTCGGTGACCGACCCCGAGGAAGGCGATGCGCCGCTTAACTACATGGCTGATGAATCCGAGAGCGTCGGCGGGTGGGGAGGCCCGGACCCGGAGCCTACGAAGGAGGAACGCGAGGACGGACCGAATTGGGAGAAGCGTGCCCGGGATTCGTTCCGGTTCTCCACCACTTACTTGGACAGCAACTATCGCAAGCAGTGGGATGACTCCATCCGCGCCTTCAACAACCTGCACGGCGGGGACAGCAAGTACAACTCAGAGCTCTACCGCAAGCGTTCGAACCTCTTCCGACCCAAGACCCGCGCCATCATCAGGAAGAACGAGGCCGCAGCCGCAGCGGCGTTCTTCTCCAACACTGACCTCATCGATGTCACCGCGGTCAACCAGTCGGATAAGGCCGAACTCGTCTCCGCCGAGGTGACCAAGCAGCTGCTGCAGTACCGGCTCTCGAAGACCATTCCCTGGTTCCAGGTCTGTATCGGGGCCCTGCAGGACGCTCAGGTACAGGGGGCCGTGGCGGCTCACGTGCACTGGAGGTTCTTCGAGAAGAACGATGAGAAAGGCGAGCGGCAGGCCCTGGATGACCGCCCGGTCATCGATCTCATCCCGATCGAGAACATACGCATCGACCCCTCAGCGGACTGGATGGACCCGATTGGTACAAGCCCGTACGTGATCCACATCGTGCCGATGTACTGGTGCGACGTGCAGGACAAGATGAACTTCGCGAATCCCAAGGGACAGCGCTGGCGGCGGTATTCGAGTACGCAGGTCTTCGGAACCCGCTACGACGGCAAGGACGACTCCACCCGCAAGGCGCGGGTGAACGTGAGCCAGGACCCCACCCAGCAGGCGCGCGATGTCTCCGACTACGACATCGTCTGGATTCACCGCCACATCCACAAGTACGACGGGGAGGACTGGGAGTTCTACACGCTCGCCTCAGAACGCATGTTGACTGAGCCCGAGCGACTGACGGAGACGGTCTGGCACGGCCGCCGACCGTACGTCATGGGCAAGGTGATGCTCGAGACGCACAAGCCCCTGACCACCCCGGTTCCGATCCTCGTCAAGCCTCTTCAGGATGAAGCCAATGACCTGCAGAACCAAAGAATGGACAATGTGCGTCTCGTTCTCAACAAACGGTGGTTCGCCAAGCGTGGTAAGAACGTTGACCTTGCCAGCCTCGTTAGAAACGTACCTGGTGGTATCACACTTCTGGACAACGTTGAGGAGGATGTCAAAGAGATCACCTGGCCCGATGTCACCCAGTCCGCTTATCTAGAGCAGGACCGGGTCGACGGGGACTTCTCCGACCTCGTCGGGAACTTCAACCCCATGCAGGTGCAGGCGCAGCGCACGGGGCGCGAGTCGACCAATACCATGCGCATGCTTCAGGGCCCGACGAATCTCCTCACCGAGTATCTCCTCAAGACGTTCGTTGAGACGTTCGTACAGCCGGTCTTGAGGCAAGTGATGCTGCTCGAGCAGCACTACGAATCGGATATCACGCTCATCGCCTTGGCCGGGCAGAAGGCTCAGGTCTTCAAGAAATACGGCATCTCGCAGATCACCGATGCGATTCTCGATAACGAGCTCAACATCACGGTGAACGTGGGGATGGGCTCGACCGATCCCGCCGCCAAGATCCAGCGCTTCGCCTATGCCCTGCAGGTCTTCGCCGGCATCTCCAAGCTTCCCCCGGCGGGACTCGACCTCTCGGAGGTGTGGAAGGAGTTGGCCGGGCTCTCGGGCTACCAGGACGGGGATCGCTTCAAGATCGATGGTTCGAACCCCGAGGTGATGCGTCTGCAGCAGCAGGTGCAGCAACTGATGGCGGCGATCCAGAAGGGCCCGGCCGCCAAAGCACAGGCGACCCATGAGTCGAACCTCACCAAGGAGAAGATCGCCAAGGACAACAACGTGACGAAGCTCCTGATCGCCCGCAAGAGCTCGGAGGATGGCCTGCGGGACAAGTTGCTCGAGCACAAGTTGGGTCGCAAGGTCGCTCAGGACGATCACATGATGGCGCGCGAGGGGGCCGAGCAGGACGCCGAGCTCGGCATGAGTAGCGAGCGCGAGAAGGCACAGATCGGCTTCAATGCCGATACCTTGAAGGCCAAGCAGG